CAATAAGACAATAACCCGGCGCGTTGACACCACCCGCACCCGTGGCAATGGCACCCGTGGTCGTAATGACAGCGTCACCAACCAGACACGTTGCGCCAAGCGTAAGACTCAGTTGGTTTGAGTGGTCTCCCAGCAAACTCGTACTGTCGGCGAGTGCTGCTGGATAATTTGGTGATGTAGTTTCAGCCATGTTTCTCTCCTAAGTCAAGTCCGTCCAAGAACCCGCTTCTCGTGCCTGCATCTTCGACGTAGTAGTATTATAAATCATCATTCCATTACTAGCGGTAAGGGCATCCCGCTCCGTGCTCGTAACACTTGGCATTTGCACATACTCACCAGTCACCTGTGTTTTGTCGGCACCAGCACCTATTCGCAGGCCGTTTTGTTTATCCCAACTGAGATAATCCCCTAGTTCACCAAGCCCAATGCCAATATCATCCGTGCCAGCGTAGTCTAAGAAACCATCCAGTTTTCCAAAGCGCCCGTATGCCGTGTAATCAGTAGCTCCCGGCCCTTCACGCCGTACAACCGAAAGGTATGGGCCTTGTGTCGCCGTACCCTCCAACTGAACCCAGCCGCCGAAGGCACTCCAACCCGTACCGCCGAAAGCCATAGTGCTTTTCCCGAACTGACAGAGTTTTCCGTCGCTGAAAGATGTTTGGGCGAAATCATATATACCGCCGAAGTTCACCTGCTTGGTCCCCCATAGTGCCATACCCCACCCATATTTACTATCCAAACCACCGAACACAGTAAAGGCGCTCTCCGTAAGCTCCACGCCCGCCTCGTTCTCGCCCCACATAGCAGGGCGGCTCTCAACACTTGCGAGGCCACGCGTGATTATGCTTTCTCCTGCTTCGTATGCGAACGCCCCGGTACTCTCGAGGTCTCGCGATACGGTATACCGGTAGCCACCAGTAATCGCACTACCCGAATTTGTAATTCGCATCCACTCTTTTCTGGAGGCATCTGGGGACATGTACACCATCCCGTTCCGCTTGAGAGCATTGGAGGATACATCTATCGTCAGGTCATCTGCCGCCACCTCTGCTATCAGTACATCCGAGGCGTCATTCACAATGAACGTGCCAGAGGTGGAGGTTTGTACACTTGTTTCCGTAACGTGGGTTTTTAGTAGCCCCCGCACGGTGGCATTCTGGAACTCGGCATGACCGTTAGTGGCATTGAGTGCAAATCCTGACACGCCTTCCGAAAAATTACTGCTCTTGATTAGTTTATTATCGCCATCAATAATAATGTTCGGCGCCTCAGAGCCAACCGTAATCTTCTCGTTGGCAGCATCCAGAATAATACCCGTAGCGGTTAGTGTGTCTCCGTCAACTGTCCAGCCACCTATAGTTCCTGCGGTAGCCGTAATGGTACCCGTAACGGTTGCAGAGGTGGCGGTAACGGCACCCACCTTGGTCACCCGGAAGGGGGCACTTGCGGCAGTGGCATTACCTGTCCACAGCCTATAAGTTTCATCTTGGGCGTCCAGTTTTACAATATCGTTGCCACTTCCAAGCGTGAGGTTGCCATCACTGTGTAGGGTGGCGTTATTATTCGCAAGATTATCAGCGTTGATAGTCCAACCAGCAATAGCACCGGACGTGGCGGTCACAGAACCAGTCAGAGTAGCATCGGTAGCGGTGAGAGCGCCATCCTTCCCCACCCGGAATGGCGCCGAACCGGCTGTAGCGTGCCCAATCCAAATCCGATAAGTGGCGTTTTGGGCATCCAATCTAACGATATTGTTCCCTGTCCCCAGCACAAGGTAACCGGCGCTGGCCAGAGTGGCATCATTGAGGGTTATATCGCTGGCGTTAATCGTCCATCCAGCAATTTCCCCGGACGTGGCGTATATTGCGCCCCGGGCATTTACCTGCGCAAACTCAGCAGTACCGTCAGCATTAATCTTAAAGCCCGCACTATTCGTAACAAAGTTTGTGGACTGGATGTATTCATCCGCACTCAAGTTACCTGCCCTTATTTTCTCCACTGTCACGTTTTGAATGTTGGTATCACCAACCTGGAGGTGGGGATGAGCCTGTACGGTATTTACCAGACCCTCTAGTTCTGAAATTCGTGCCTCGTCAGCTGTATGCCGAGTCTCAAGAGCGCTAATTAAGTCCCTTAGTTCTTGTGCTACAGTCACTGTAAGGTCTCCATCTGCCCCCATTTCGGGGTCGTAAAGGAAGCCACCCGTACTGGGGTGGACATCGATGTGGCGCCTGAGCCATTCATTGAATAGCCATTCGTCAAAAATGGTGTCATCATATAAGTCCAATACATGATAACCCATCCCTTCCAGGATGTCACGCTGGGAGTCATCACGCCTTTCTTGCTCAAATCCGGTGTGCCATTTGCGGCCCTGGATACGGATAATGAGGGAACGTTGTGGCAAAATAAAGTCTGCAACCATGCCCCCCAGGAAGAGACGACCACCCTGGAGGCTCGACTGAAACGTAAAGTCAATACCCTCCCGCATTCCCCGTTGCTGTAAGGCCTTATAGAAAATCCTTTCTGGTAGCGTGCCCGCAACGAGTCCCGAAGATATTGCCCGGAGTTCCTGCGGGTTCTCAACGCCCACAACCATTCGTAGTGGGCCACGACGGTGAATAATAAGTTTGCGGTCCCCCGTCTTAGGCGGATAGACCATTTTACGAGCCCGCAGCTGAAGTGGGCGAAACGGTGGTTGTGGAGCCTTGACCACCCAGCGGGTAGCAGTTTTTGAGCCCCTTGTACCGCTCTTAGTAACCGGAGTAACAATAGTTCTAGACTGTTGCGCCATATCATGTTTCTACTAAACTTACCCGCACTCTGTGTTCGACATCTGGCAAAGCAGGGTTAGTGTCTACCCGGGAGCGAGCAGATTCTGTAATAGAAGCTAAGTACACATTTTTACTCTCGCCCAAAAGGTTAACAAAGGCTACGGGTTGAGTAGATGCCCGCACCGCCTCTAGGTCATCCATAATTCCCGCCGCTGTGCGGTCATCCACACCACCGCCATATTCCAAGTTAGAGCTGACAATAACATCGAACACGTATCCGAAAGAGGTGTCAGGTCTCATCATATATTTCATGCTAAGAGATTTAAGTACAGGCGATTGCGCAGCCTCGGCCGTGAAATCTAGGCGCAGCTGTATATTCTTGAACTCTTTCGTATCATCAAAGGTCAGGGTCGTATAGGTGTCCGCATTAATTACCCCGATGCCCCCACCGGGGTCAGATAAATCAGTGTTAATAAAACCGCCGCCATCCAGAGAATACGCCACTGTAATCGTATTATTGGAATCACAATTATTGGTCTCAAACTCGATAGACCTCAGGCTTTTAGTAACCTTTCTGAACCCCATATCATGGATACTGGAGTACCAATAATGATTATCTACACCGGATATATGGCTGCTGGTATTAAAAGATGCTTTCGGAAACTCGCTCTTCTTATCTAGCTCAATATAATAAGTCGCATCCGAGGATTTGTTCAGATGAAACCAAATGTAATCATTCGCTGGGTCAAGCGCCATCATGGAAATTTCGTCAGAGGCGGACCCAACAATGGGGTCCATTAACCTATGCCAACCTACCCCGTCATACGCCAGAATGGATTGAGTATAGGAACTTACGCTTGTCTTCGCGGTACAATAGAGATAACTCCCCCGCGAAATGAAGTTATCATAGTCGCCATATACTAAAAACGGGAAGGTGTCGTCGAGCCTTTGCGGTGTTACATCTACTATCGTAGCCCCGGTCCAGCGATAAATGCGGTGCCGAATGGGGAAATATAATGCTCCCTGAAAAACCACCATAGAGCGGAAATTGTCATCGTGAGCCTCTGCACTAAAGTTCAGGATTTGGCGAGCCTTGTTTTCGTTGTCCTGATTAATTACCCACAAGCCATCTTTACGAGCCACATAAAGAGCATTGGCAAAGGAAATCATATTGAGGATAGCCAGGCCACCCGGCCCGACAACCACCACTGCGCCGTCACTTTTCCCATCTCCCTCTAGGTTCGACAGGTCATCCTCACTATCGAAGTGAACAAAACTTTCTTCGTCCTCTGCAAACCACATTTTCCCACCATGAATTGTGGCCATCTTCATATCATTAGGGGGGTTACCGTCCGTGCCTGCGTTTTCCCAGGAACCACCGGGGGTAAATCTTTGTACCCGAGCACCATCCTTGAGATTAAAGATATAGGTACCACCAACAACCAATTGATTAGAAGCACCACTGGCCGATTCGCTCCAGGAACCACCACTGAACACCCTGACGGCCGCACCCCAGGTATAGAAGTCACTACCAAAAGTTACGCCACCATTCTTAACAGCATCGTTCGTGTCTGATGACGCAGCCTCGGTGTAACGCATCACCAGGCCAGGATGCCTGGTATCCATATCGCCTTCAGTACGCTGGAAACCAGCCGCTTCAGAGTAACGGTAAAACCCAAACCCGTGCCTGAAGTCCTCCTGGGTAAGGGTCTGATAAAGCCCTAGTTCCGAGTATGAAATTGATGCGCCTGTAGCAGTGGAAGCACGAGGACTGAAGTCAACAATGTCCCTGCGCTGGTAAGAGGTTATATCTATTCGGTAAGGCTTGCTATCAATTAAGACATCGCCCTCAAATCCTATGTCGGCCATATCCCACCATTAAGATGATGCACTGAAAGGATAATCAGATGGAAC